TTACGTGGCTTCATCGCAGCTACGGACCAAATTCGGACCAATCTGGAGCTTTTCCAGCTCCTGCCAGTCATTGGACGAGTTAATCCAACGTGCATAAGTCGATAAGAGCATCTGCACGCTATGCCCGAGCTGTTGGGCGATAAATGCGGGGTTGAGACCGGACATTAAGCATATTGTCGCATAGGTATGGCGGCAGTTATACGGTGGGCGATATCGGATCCCCAAACCCTTCAGGATCGGGCGCCATTGGTGGTGGAGGTCCGATGTCTGCTTGACGTACTCGCCGTTCTTCCCGGGTGGGAAGACGAACGGCGATTCATTGAACTGTCCCTTGCCCTGCTTGCGACGCTCTGCATACTGCTTCGCGAACGCCAAGGCATGCAGCGCTCTGTCGTTGAGCAGAACAAACCGATCGCGGCCGGTTTTTGTCCTCTCTTCCACAATGCCCAGTGCGACTGTCCGTCGGACGTGAGCGGTTTTCTTTATCGAGTCCACCGCATCCCAGCGTAGAGCCAAGCCTTCAGAGAGACGAAGCCCCGTGAAGAACATGAACTCGAAGAATGCTGCGTAGATCTGGCTGGGCCAGTGCGCGTGCTTGTATAGCTCAGCGATGATCAAATTGGCCTCGTCGAGAGTGAACGGATCGACTTCCTTCCTTGAGCGCGCTGGAAGTTGGATCGCTTCGGCGGGATTCCTGGTGATCAGCCCGTCCAGCACAGCTGAGCGGAGGATTGTCGACAGCTTCACCATGGCATTGCGTTTAACGGATGCCGATGTCCATGTGATCGAGGTGACGATCCGCCTAAGAAGCGTGGGCGTGATCAGATCTATACGTACCAAGGCGAGGTGGGGCACCCAATACAGATTCAAGGTGCCTTTGTAGTTGAGCCTCGTGCCCGCCGCGATCTCCCGGCTGTCCAACCACAGTTGCGCGTACTCGCCGAACGTTGGTACGCCACCCACGACAGCGCCGGAGCTAGGAAAGAGTTCCGCGTACTTGTCATGGTCGAGCAGGTTGAGTTTTATCAGGCTGTTTACTTTATCTCGAAGCTGGGATGCAGCCTTGATGCCTTTTTGTGTCGCGGGATAGGGAAGGGTCTCACTCCTGCGAGCACCTTCCCACATGAACCTGAGCCGGAGCGAGCCGTAGTGGACGTCGATGCCAGGGGGTAAATCCATTGGCTTTCCAGCCATTCGTCATACCTCTTTATGCTGTAGATAATTCGGCCGCTGTGCTTCATCCATACGCCCTCGGGGATAGATCCCCGTAGTCGCCGGCCTTCGAGAGCGCGCTTCGTGCAGCCGAGCAAATCGGCCATTTTCTGTTCGGTAACTTTGTCGACGTCACCAGTGCTGGCGGTTTCCATGGGCGGTCTCCACGCCGCCGGCGGCGGCAGGTTGTTAGTCAGACGAGTATTTGCTCGAGCACGGCGTCGGCGACTTTTAGTGCAGCCTGGGCGTCCCTTACGTAAGCCGGATCGAAGCCGCCCGCGTAATGGATCACTCGCTGGCAAGCATCCAGCTCTTTGCGCACCAGGCGCAGCGCCTGCACCAGTTCCTCCTGCAGTGCACCTTCGGCGCGTCCGATATCCCAGAACTCCTGACCCCAGTGGCCATCTGGTGGGGGGTTGTTGTTCTGCTTGCCGAAAGCCATGGCGCCGATGATGGCGTCACAGAGCAGTCGCTTGTAGATGTTCTCGCCATCCAGACCCAACCCCCCGCGCCGCCGCAGGGTGCTCACGACCTCGTCTACGTTAAGGCCGCTGTCCTTGAGCACGATGTCGAGCTCAGGCTTTTCAAGGGTGTAGATGACCAGAGCCAACTTGGCTTCTGGCCAGAGATCGGCCGCCAGGCGCTCCAGGCAGTCATTCGCGGTGTGGTGAAATCGTTCTGTTGCGGACATAGGGCATCCTGGCCCGCGCATGTCGGCGGGCTTGAGTAGTAGGGGGAGGGGTTAGGCTCGCGCTTCGAAAAGTTCGATCTGCGCCGCTTGGGTATCGCGAATGGCGATGGCTTCGTTGATTCGCTGCCTGGCAATGTCGAGGTAGCCAAGAGGATTTCCATTTTCGTCGGTATCCTTCTCGATCCCGATGAACCGCCTATGCAACTGGACTGCTGCAACGCCGGTCGTGCCGCTACCCATTGTGTTGTCGAGCACAACTTGGCCCGGGTTGGTGTAAGTGGCGATCAAGAAACGCATCCAGCTGACTGGCTTCTGGGTCGGGTGGAAGTTGGCCGTCTGCTTGTCGCTAGAGAAGAACTGCACCGAGCGCGGGTATCGGTCCGTCGAGTCGTACTCGGTGAGCGACAGGGCCTTGCCGTAGCACTCCGAGTTGACCGTCTTCCGCTTCGCAGTCCGCCGCTCGTGACCGGTGGTCATCTGCGGGTTGTATACCGGCTGGCGTCGGTAGAAGACCTGGGCGCTTTCATGAGCCCGCAGCGGCTGCTTCTTGGCGTTCAGAAAACCGGTACCGTTGCCTTTCTCCCAAATCCACTCGTAGCGGTAATTGCTCGGGTTGCTGGCGACCAGCAGCGAGCTGAAAGGCTGAGCCGCACACAACACTATGGCGGCCTCCGGCTTGGCGATCCTCAAGTACTGCTCCCACAAGGGGGCAAACGGAATAATCACATCCCAGGCGCACTGTGTCGTGCCGTAGGGGAGGTCAGCTAACACCAAGTCGACGCTTGCGTCCGGAATGGACCTCATAACTTCCAGGCACTCGCCGTGGTAGAGGTTAAATTCGCTCATCGCGGCCCCTGTAAATCAGGTAGGCCATATAGGCGAGGGCGATCATCGTAGGTGTCCTCCGGATTCCAGCATCCCGTCGCGATCTTCGCGTAGGCTGTCGCGCTCCTTTGCCAGCCGCTGGATCTCGCGGTGCAGGTACTGGGCGATGGTCTCGCCTCCGCGCAGGTCGCTGGGCTTGACGCCTTTCAGAATGGCCTCAAGCTCGTTCACGCTGAATTGCTCGATCATGGCATCAGCTCCTTGGGCACCTGGACGGTATCGCCAAGCTTGGCTGCGACATAAGCGCGGGTTGCGGCGATCAGGGCGCTCTCACCAGCCCGGCAAAACTCGCCTTTATCGGTAATCACCCAGCCGGCCCAAACGTCGTCAGTACTCTGCGGGCAGTGCAGGCTGACCATGCGGTTCGCGATCAGCGGCCCGCCCAGCACCCACGCTTCCCAGGGGTTATACCGCTCGCAGCGCTCGGTCGCCTCACCCCGGTAGATGGCGAACACGCGCCACCCGTTGCCGTACTGGGGCGGCTCAAGGTGTAGAGCCAGGCCCTCGGCCATACCCACCGCCCAGCCAAGGGCCTCGCCGGCAAGGTCTGCTGTCTTCACTTCGATCAGGTCGGTCATCGCTGCACCGCCTGCCAGAACGGCCCCTTGTTGGTTACCAGACCTTTTCGTTTCAGGCGCTGGCATGCCTTGCTGATCTCTTCCCGAGATTCGCGAATTGCGCCACGCATGGCGTGGGCGGTTGATCCCTCAATGCCGATCAGGTGCCCAAGAACTCGCTCATCTGTCCCGCCGTCGAGCATACCCTGGCCATACTTGGCGGCCACTGTTGCAACTGCCAAGCGCAGCGCCTTAATCCGGGCGCCGGGCTCGTCCGCATGCGCCACCTCACTTTGCTTAAAGCCGACATAAGGTACATGGGCTGCGGCCCGAGCGAGGTGGTGCAAGCAGCAGATGTCCATCCTCAGCTTTGCGATGATGACCATGGTCTGCCGGTCATCCTGCATCGGCAGCCACACCTCGCGCCCGGTCTCTGGATCGTCGTAGTAGAAGGTGTCGCTGCCGTGCCGATACTCGAGCTCGAAGCCCATGGCCTTGGCCGACAGCTTGATGATGTCGTCTTCTGTCACAGTTCATACCTCTCATCAATCCAGCGCCCAGGCGCCAGAGCGGGTGTAGGTTCGGATTGGGTTTCGTGCGGGGAGAACTGGCGCTCGTTGCCGGCCTGCAGCTGGTTGTCGGGGATGCAGCTGATGCCGCCTCGGTTACCGGCCTGGTAAAGCCAGCAAGTCGCGCCGTGCTCATCGTCATGGAAGACATGAACCCCGTACGGCAAAGGTGCTGCGCTGGCGCCGGTGGCCAGCAGCAGGAGGCAGAGGGCGAGGCGGGTCATTTTCGCAGGTCCTCGTCCGGGTCAAAGCCGTATCGCCGGCACAGCGCGTGGGCTACGCCAGAGCCGCAGCAGAAGGCGTCCTTCATCAGCACCCACCGCGGTTGCTTCATCCTGGTGGTGCCTCTCACCATGCGAACCGCGGTGCGGAGCAGGTCGTCTTCGGTGAACTCGCAGCCGGAGAGGGTGATGGTGCGGCTTTTCCCGTGCAGATGCTCTAAAGCTGCGCGGAACTGCTCGATGTACTCTTCCTGAGTGGCTCCCCAGCGGTTGACCAGGCATTCATCATCAACCGGGAAGCCTTCATCTTCAGGCTCGTCTGAAGGGATGCCAGGCACCATAAGGAACTCACTCTCCACCGCCTGAAGAAGGTCGGAGAATCGCTTTGTGTTCCTGACGTTGACCTCAAGAACGCTGACCGGATGCGAGTGATGCAGGCCTAATACGTCGTAGATTCGCGCCAAGTCGGGATGCAGCTGGTTTTCTTCAGGCATGACGATTCCTTGGCCGCCATATCGCGGCAGTGAATAGAGGGGAGAGGGGTTACAGCGGGGTGGGGTACAGATGTGCTCTTTCAGGCTTTTATCGTTTCGCTGGCCGTTTCGAGTTCGGCGGCGGCTCGCTGGCGCCAATCTGCGCCATGTTTCAGGTAGTGCCCGAGAAGCCAGTGGATCACGGCGGCCTGCTCATCCTCGGACTTAGGGGCGATGGTGAGCCCCATGACCCGAAGTGCCTTGGCGATGTGGTGGCAGGTGAAGTTCGGGCGCCCCAGGATTTCGCGAAGATCGCTGGTCAGCTCTGGAATTATTGCGGCATTCCGTTCAGCCAGCTTGGCGTGCAGTTCCGAGTTCTCGGCCCGAATACATTCATCCTGAATCGCTGCGTCATCGTGCATCGTCAGTGCCAGCTGCAGCTCTGCGATCTCCAGCTGGAGCTGATCAATGTCGGCGCTCTCGGTCATCGGCCCAAGGCCAACAATCGGCAGCCCAGTCTCCGCTGCATCCCTCTCTGCCTCTTCTTTGGTCCACCAGAAGGCAGTACCAACCATCCAGGCTATAGGGTCGGGGTGGGTGTGAGGGGCTGGCTGCCCATAACTGAGCACGCACAAGTGATCTGGAAGGCCGTATTGTTTTTGCACATGGGTGATAGTCCGACGTTCAACCCTGCCGGTGTAGGCGCGGTCATCGTCGATCTCGCGAAGCAGAACCGTGTCGCCGGCGGTGAACTCACGATCCGAGCAATCCCGGATCTCGCCGGTCTTTAGGCCGCTGAGCAGGTCAGCCAATGGGGCCTGTCGGATCTTCAGTTCGTGCTCACGCGACACGCTTACCATCTCTGTGTTGCTGGATCGGTTTTCTGTGGGCATGGGTAACCTCGCCGGGGAGGCGTTATTGTTGAATAGGGGAAGGCGCTGGAGGGCAGCCCGGGTTATCTACTGGCTATCAGCAGCAGGCCGGGCTCAGCATCGTCTGGGTCATCGCCCAGCATCAGGTCAGGCGCCCGTAGTTCGCGCCCGATACGGAACTGATCAAGCCTCCGCGCCACAAAATCGGATATGACTATTTCGTGGCGCGGCGCGCTGAGGAAGTGGCGGGCCGCTTCAGGCCCTAATTCATGGATGCGGTGGATCAGCAGGGTCATGGCTTCGCCGTTTTCCTCGACTTGTGCCCACTGCATGATCTCGGCAAGGGCCTGGCGGGTTCCGGAGCGCGTCTTCATGCGCAGTTCTTCAACGCCTGCCTTGGCCTCTTTCTCCTTGCGCTTATCGTCACGCTGCTGCTGCGTCAGAGCCATCATCGCCTCCATTGCGCACAAAGCGGGTGCCCGGTGCGTACTCCAGCAGGTCGCACACCCGATTGATGATCTTGAGCGCGGCGTCGAACACCTTGGCGTCGTCCGGTTCGCGGGCCAGGCGCTTCATGTTCGGCTGGTGCTCCAGGCAGACCTTGTCGACCAGGCGCCGGGCCAGCCTGCGCAGGTGTTCGGCGCTGTCGTGCACGCGCAGGCTCAGCGCAAAGGCCAGGGCCACATCATCAGGCCGGTACTGGCCGCCGCTGCGGGTGTTGTACAGCTTCTTCACCGGCCGGTTCAGCCAGGCCGGCAGGGTTACCACTCCAGAAGGTGCTTTCTGCATGTCTGTGCTCCGATAGGCCGCTTGGCGGCAGGTGGAACTGTTCTTGCCGCCGGCGCTGGCGGACCTGGGCTTTCAGATTGGGCCGTCGCATCGCTTGCCCTCAGCCTTGGGGTAGTCGACGCCAAACAGGTGGATGACGCGGCAGAATTTGCGATCCGAGATACCCAGCCTGGCCTTGGCCTGGGACCGGTTCAGGCCGTCGTCACGCAGCGCTGCGATTTGCTGGGCCAGCGCTTTGTCCTCAGCAGGGTCTGCATAGGCCCTTTGCTTTTCGCCATGAAATCGGCGAGGGTCAGGCTGAAAGGCAAAGCCTCCGTCTTGGGCTGCTCGGTACAGCGTGCTTTGTGCCAGGCCGGTCCGCTCCATGGCTTGCGCATAGGTCATGGTCTTGGCCATTTCGCGAAGTTCAGCCAGCTGCTTCTGGCGCTTCAGTTCCTTCATGCCCAAGGGCTTCGGCTGCACGGCGCGCACCTGCTCGATATCGCGGTGAGGTCGGTGCGGCACATACTGATAACCATCGAGCACGATGATGCTGCCTCCAGACGCAAGGAAGGCCGCTTTTGCGGCCTCCAGGTCGATTGATGGGTTCATGCGCACCTCACTTGATGCGAATCGAGCTCTCGCCGCGCTCAAGATGCGCCCAGCCTGGCTCGGGGATCAGTTCGTGTTCGCAGTTCTCGCCGGCGGCCATGCGCTGGCGGACTGCCTCGTTGTGCTCGCGGTCGGCCTTGAGCTTTGCAGCGATGGCGTTCTTGTCCGGCGCGATCTTGGTCTGCACTGATGTCAGGTCGTCCGGCACCGCTTGCTCGTTGTCGACGATCACTCGTTCCTTGCCGGTGACCAGACTGATGGTGAACAGCGGGCGTTTGATCGACTTGATGTTGGCTGCATCCATGTTGCGCCGCAGGTAGTCGGTGATCGCGGTCACGCTGTTGGTCTTGATGCGTTTAAGCTCGCTCAGTCGCTCGATTTCAGCGTCGATCGCACCGATATCACCCTCGATGTTCCGGCGCAGCATGACGATGTTGTCGGCCTTCACCTCGAACTCACCCTGGATGCCGGCCATGGTGTCTTGGATGGCCTGCTTGAGGCCCTCGTCGTCGGTGTCGCACAGGGCTGCCAGCTCGGCCATCTGGCCGGTGAGTGCGTAGAGCTGAGTCATGCGGCGTCTCCTTGGGCGAAGTTAGGTGAAAGGGTGGCAAGCTCCTTGGCGATGCGCTTAACGCCAGCCTCGTCTCGGCGCACGGTGAGTCTGCGCACGGCGTGGTCGTGGATCTTCTTGAGCTCCTGCAAGCTCTGCGCGCCCTGCATGGTCTCGATCGTGCTCTTCAAGAACTCCAGGCGCTCCTGCTTCTGCTTCTCTATCTCGGCCTCGCGATCCTCTGCCTGCTCAATGGCCTGCTCGGCCTGTAGTTGCTGGACGTAGTTCACGTCGTCGAACATGCCCAAGAACACGTCGGCGCTGAAGCCAAGCATGGACAGGGCTTTCTTGATGGCGTCGGTCAGCGACTTCTTCGGAGCCTCGCCATCGGTGGTCATGCCGTAGTTCGTCTTGTACTGGTACCGCGTGCAGCCGTACTGCTCGATCTCGCCGCGTTGGCCGTCCTGCACGAACCACAGGCAAATCTTGACGGTGTGGCCGATCTCGCGGCCGATGCAAGCGCGCTTGTCGCCTTCACCCGCATAGATCTCGTGACCATCGTCGAAGCGCTCTTCTAGGATCTTCCAGCCCCAGCCGATACCGACCGGGCCGAAAAGCTCAGTGGCCTTCATGACCATGGCGGTGCCGTTCAGGCTGGTGATCTGCTGGCCGCCGACCTTGGCGTCCTTGGTGAATCGGGTGTCGGTCGTCTGGACCTTCTCCCAGATGCTCATGTTGGTGGTGGACATTGGAAAACCTCGCGCCAGGCCGGCGCCGTCAGTTGAAATGGGATATGCCAGGTCACCCAGGCACGGAGGTACGCTCCAGGCCCTGGCTGCGGTGGATGATTGCGCGCTCTCGGCCGCTTACGCTCCCGAAGGGGTACGGTTATCCCGAAGGGCCGCCGTGCTCGGCTACGTGATTCAGGAAGTGATGCTGCCAGCCAGGGCGCTGGCCAACATGAAGGCCGTGCAGGCGAATAGGGCAGAGAAGGAGCCGCGCCAAATGACCAGGCGGCGGGCGCGCTGGTAGCGGGTCATGGCGCTGGCCTCACGGCGATCTGGCCAGCCTTGAGCGCAGCGACGATCTCTGGCCGCAGCTGCTGCACCGGCAGGTCGCGAGGTACGCCAGCGCCAATGATCGCCAGGCTTCGCTCGATCTGCTCGAGCTGTTCATCAATCAAGGACTTAACCGGTGCAGTGCTCATGCAGCCTCCTTGCGCCTTACGGCAATACGCCGAATGCGCTCGCAGTAGTGTTTGAACTCGTTGGAGTCGATGGCCAAGAGAGAGAAGTAGACGACCACCATGGTCTCGGCCTTGGCATCCTCCACCGGGCCCGAGCCCGGCAGAAGCATCGTTTCGATTGCGGCCTCGATTGCGCTGACTGCCAAGCTGTGAGGGCTCATTGCGCCTCCTCGGCCTGGGCCAGCACTCCTTCTTTGGCGAAGGGGGTGAGCAGCTGGCGGGCGATCTCTTCCAGCGCCGACTCAGGGTTGGCCACGCTCATGATCTCGTCAGCTGCCGCTGCTGCGTCGCTGGTCACTTTGCAGCGCGCAGCCAGAACCAGGCGGCCCAGCACCGAGTTGCTGATGCCGTTCAGGCCCAGCTGGCCCATAACGAACTCATCCACCGCTTGGGCGAAGCGCTCATAGGTGACGCCCTGCTTCGGGCGCATCCGGCGCTGGAACACCACATCGCGGCGCGCCATCAGCTCAGCGATGCCGTCGTCGATCCAAGTGGATTCCGCTTCGGCTACTTCGCTCACCGCCGGCGGCATCCGGTTGTCGTACTCAAACTGTGCTGCTCGAAGTGCGCCCATGGTCGCCTCCAGTTATCGAATTGGTGAACATCCAGAGTCATCGCTGAGCCAGCCGCCTTCGTCCCATCCAGTGAAAGCGTCATCGTCATCAGAAACGTCGTAACTGACCCCTGTGCGCCGATCATGAAATGCAGCATTTTGGCCAGTGCGTTTTTCCTGCTCCTTTGCCTTGCAGGACTTGGAACAGAAGCGTGCCCAGCCTCGCTTGCGGTCGGCAGTACGCGCTGTGAAGATGACCGAGCACCAGGTGCACTTGACCTCCACGGTCAAAGCCATGGCGTCCTCCTGTTGGTTTGCAACCGCATTGGCCAGGAGCCAGGCGCGGGTGACCAAACCCACCGTGAAAGGTGGCCTGGCGCCTGCCAATGCGGTCGTATGTGAAGGGAAGGGGATGCAGGCGCCGGAGCTGCCCGGATGCGTCTGGACTGTCCTTCCGGACCCGGACTCGCCTGCGTGATGCGATCTGCATCGATGATCGGCTTGCTGACACCTGCCAGCGCATATGGCTAAGCCTGATACCCGCGCTTCCGTAGAATCGCCTGACCAGCCTTGCGGCCGGTAGCGGGGCCTGGCATCACGGCTACTGGGTTCCGATTCAAGCCGGACGATGATGCGGAGGATGCATCGGTGAAGCTTCTGGTCGCCTTATCTTGCTGCCCAGTTGCGGCTTCCGGTTGCCACACCGGTTATGTTTGCTTGGGCATCGCAGAGGAGATTGCGCAGAAACTTCCCGATGCAGCCTGCGATGGGGAGCAGGGCATCTGGCAGTTAACGTCAGGCGGACGTGGCGCTGGTTGTCTACGGAAGCGGTTTCGCAAGAGCCAGGCGATCGAAGTACTGAGCGCGATATTTTTCCCACTGCGCACGGATGCTCGGGCGATCCGCGTAGCCTTTCGAGATGGCGAACAGCTCGCGTTGCTCTTGAATCCAGGCCTGAATGTTCACGCAGACGCCGCGAGCGCGACGGGAACGGAATTGCTCAGTGGTTTCGCCTGGCTTGCGGAACTGGTTGATGTTGCGCATCGGTTTGCCCTCCAGGGCGGTTGATTTCCCAGATACCACTCATGGAATGGCACCTGGTGAAATCCCGGCCTCGCTACTGGCGACAGGCCGGGGTGTTGCGTCAGCGGTGATCGTCGTTTCGGGTGGGCCTACCATTCGGCCAATGCGCGGGGACATCGACGGCCCTACTTTCCGCTGCCTGTCATGAATACGGGCTCAGCCTTCAGGCTTGCTGCGCCTCACGGGCGAATCGTCTGGTTACTTCATGGCGGAATCTCCTATTGCTCGCTCACTGGGCAGGCAGTGGCCACCTATCGAATCTGGTGTTTCTCCCATTACCGCCGGGGTGGCGGGGCGCATTGCATGCCCGGGTCGTTCTCTCGGTTCTGGCGTTTCACCTTCGTCAGCCGTACAGGGTCGTCCCTGTCGTGGGCAGCCTTTCGGGGCTGTCTGATCGCCGGTCGCCGGTAGAGGCAATGCGGTCTGTTGGTTGTTGCGCTGGTTGTTAAAGAGCGGTCGGCTTGAGGGCCTGTCGAGGGGCTTAACCGTCTCGATGGATGAACAATACCGCCGGTATTTCCTATGGTCAATACCTCCGGTCATATTTTTATCTGATTGGCTCTTTAAGCGATTCCTCTTCGGGGCTCGATGCAGATCCGCAAGGAGTGTTCGGTTAGAATTCACAGGCTAGGGAGGGAGGGCGCTATGAAAATTCTGAAATACGCAGGGGTAATGAGCGCAGCGCTTTTGGCAGGATGCGCAAATGCACCGCAGTACGTGGAAAGTGACTTCGTCGCAACGCCCATCAAGGAGTTCGGCAAGGTAGGTACCAAGTCGACCTCGCTGAAGTCGGGGAAGGAATTTGAGATTTACGGGATGTGTACTGATGGTTCACAGGAGTACGTCATCCGCCAAACAAGCACATCGGCATTTGGGGCCGATGGTCGCTGGGTTGTTCAATCTGTCGACGGTCGCAGCATCGCATCGGACCAGATTTTCCAAGATCGGAATGCTTTCCTTGCAGCCTTAGGGGGTCTGGAGGTTGTAAGGCGACCTGAAGGGTTTGAGGGCGAGCAGCGAATGCTTGTAGCAAGCTCGCAAGCCGCCAGCATCCCGGATCAATGCGAGGCGATGCTGGCAGAGGATAGTGCTGAGGTATCCACCCGAGCACACGCTGAAGTTGAGAAAACGTCATCCCTGATCAGAAAGGTGGTGGCCAGGACTGGTATTCAGCCGATGCTTACGGGTCGAAATGAGCACGACTTCAACAACCTGGTGGCCATGTTCAGGCGCCTGGGCGTGGATGATTTCGTTGGAAAATTTGTCTGGGCTAAAGACGGTGACTACCTGATCTCGCAGATCTTGCCGGGAGAGGTTGTCCTAACCAGCCTGACCAATCCATCGCTATTCCCGCCGATTCGCATCATGACTGACAGGAAGGCCCTAGAGGGACAGGCCTGGTCAGCAGTGTCTAGCGGTCCGCTTGAGTTCATTGGGCCAGAAATTCATCAGACTGCGTACGGAGGTACACGCCAAGTGCTTGTATTTAAGGCGATTTGATAGCACGCAGGCATAAAAAAGCCCACTCTGGGCGGGCTTTCGTAGGCTAGGTAAATCAGGCGTGCTTGGATCCTGAACCTTTTTCGGTGTCTACAACCGTTTTATAAACCTGACTGATCGAAGGTATAACCTTGTTCGCGATCACACCAAAAGGGGTGATCAGCGTGATGAAGCATGACATCAAGGTCAAACATACGACCGTTGTTGCTGGATTTCTGACGACGTACATTCTCCAGGAGGCGTTCATCGCGTTGTCGCGCTCAACGGGAACGGAGGTTTTTTTCTCCATATCCCCGCTGAAAATTCCGTACAGGACAACAGGGAAGCCTACAAGGGTCATGAGCGGCAGCGAGTACCACTTGGTCATACTGAAATAGAACCAACCAACCTTTTTTCGGTCGCCTTCGCTTATGTCGTCGCGATCTAGATAGGCAGCCACCTCTTTGGATGCCAGCTCTCGCTTTGGCAATGAAGCTTTACGACACCAGTACCAGTACAGGTATACGAGCGCAGCACCTGATAGGCCAACAAGAAAATCATGCATTTTTCTTACCTCCCCTCAGCGCCTTCTGCCCTTTCAATTTCCTAGGCATCTTCTGTCGAACCTGTTCATCCGCGGCAGCCTCAGCATTCCTCATGGAACGGCAGTGGACGTGATACAAGACGATAGCAGATATCATTATGGCGCAGAACCACACAAGAGCCGGGGACTTCGCCCAAACTGTTTCGAAAAGTCGACTGAAGGCGTCTATTGCCCTGTCAAGACCTTCAAACGAGATTGCGGTTTTCCCGCCTGTAGCCTCAGCCATTCAAGCTATTCCCTAGCAGATAGATGGTTTCACTAGCGTAATAATTCAACCGCATAGAGCTATAGGTCACCACCTCGCCAAATCACCTTGCCGATGATCCGATGCTCGTTCTCCTTGCTGCGCAGGTGCGAACGATCCGGGTATTCATCCTTGTCTTCGTTGTCGCTACGCAGGATCCATTGACCCAGTGGTCCTTGGATCAATCGCTTGACTATTGCGCCATCGGTGCCACTCAAGACGAAAACCTGACCATCAACCGGCTCGATACGAGACCTGTCAACAAGCAACACGTCGCGGTCGTTGATCGTCGGCCACATGCTTTGCCCCTCGGCGTAGATCACCGCCAAGCTCTCCGGCTTTGCACTCTTGGCCTTCAGCCAGTCGCGCTTGAACGCCAGCGTAGAGTGGACCTCGACGTGGGGATTTTCGCTGCCTAGACCAGCTGCTGCCTTTGCGTCGTACTGAGGTATATAGGCATATCGCCCATCAAGATCGTCCTCGTCCGAACCACTTGGAAGAGGGGTCTCTGCAATGGGCGCTTGAGCGGCCTGGGGCGCCGTCGCCACTTGATATGCATTCGATACATCAGAGACGCCCGTCAAGGGCACTGAGCGCATCTCGTAAAGCTGCTCTGCCAGCTTGGGACTGAACTCAGAGACTGGCACCTGAAGAGCTTTTGCAAAAACTGTGGCCGCGCGGAGGCTAAGCGCCGTTCGCCCATTCATGAAGTGGCTGACAGCACCCTGCGTAACGCCCTCACCAAGCTCGGCGGCGATGCGATCCTGGGTCAGGCCAAGCTCCGAACGCTTGGCGGAATAAAGGGCCTTCAGGCGCTTGCTGTCCTCCACTTGCCATTCGGCAAGCGGAACCTTTCGAGAATTTTTCGTCATCTGCGAATGATATGACCACCGGTATTGACTGCACCAATAGCGGCGGTATTGACGAACAACAATACCGCCGGTCATACTGCCGCTGTAGATCCATTGATGAGGACGTCGCAATGCGCCGCATCCCGCTTTCCGAATTCGCAAAAGAGCATGGCCACACCAGGGCTGCTCAGATGCTCGGCTGCACCCAAGGAGGCCTCAGCAAGGCAATCCGGGTGGGCCGCGATGTTTACGTGACTGTCTGCGATGACGGCACCGTGACTGCTCAAGAGCAGCGTCCGTTTCCGTCCCAGAAGTCCGCCGCCTAACACCAATAGCCGCAAGGAGCAGTAGCCCGTATGTACGCCAACCCCAAGCACCTGCATGACCGCGAGATCAAGGTCCGGGTCGATGAGGACACATTCAACCTGATACAGGCGCTGGCCGCGTATCACCGCACTCAGCGTGCCGTGCTGTGTCGCGAACTGCTGGAAGCGCAGCTGGCTGCGCTGGCTTCGGAGAATACCGGCGATCAAACCGCAGCCTGAAGGCCGCGAGGAGGCCCTATGCCGACCGAACAATTCGGTCTGGATCCGGGATCGATGGATTTGCTTGAGCGAGAGGCGCGGAAGCGGGGCATCACCCCGGAAGCGTTAGCAGCCGAGCTGATTGATCGAGAGCTGGCCAGCCGAACTAAACCTCGAAACGCGAGGGGGACGGTCACGCCGTTCCAGCGCAAGGCCTGAACAGGCCCTGATAAGCCCGAATTGCGGGCACAAAAAAGCCGGGGGTGAAGGCCCGGCTCTCTGCAACACATAACTGAGACCAATTATATGCACACGCAGAACCTGAGTCTACAACCCATCAACAACCCCGCGCCACAAAATGCCAACCACGATTTCGTGGCGCGCACGATGTCTTCGCGTGAAATTGCAGAATTGGTGGAGGCTCGCCACAACGATGTGGTAGCCACCATCGAGCGTCTCTTCGCCAAAAACCTTTTACGATCAAGTCGTAAAAGCCGCCGCGAGGCTACTGGCGGGCGCCCAGTCGATGTCTACGACCTGATTGAGCGCGATACCCACCTGGTGGTGGCCGGCTACAGCGATGAGCACCGGGCGAGGGTCATCGACCGCTGGCAGGAGCTCGAAGCGAAAGTTGCTCCGCAGGCGCCAGCCGACCTGAGCAAGCTGGAAATTCTCCAGATGGCCTTGGAATCGGAGAAAGCCCGCGTCCTGCTCACCGTCCAAGTGGAGGCCCAGGCCAAGAAGATCGACCACCTGGAGAACCTGTTCAAGGAAGGCATGAGCCCGACCCAGTTCTGCAAGGGCCTAAATGGTGTCAACGTCATGCAGGTGAACGCCTTCCTCAAGGCCAAGAACTGGCTCTACACCGAGGGCAGCAGCGGCACGCGCTACCGCGTCGGCAACTATGCCCGCGACAAGTACATGACCGAGCACCAGCACGAGGTCGCACCTCACGGCAAAGACCCATTCATCAGCTACACGCCGATCCTGCTGCGCAAGGGCGCCACTCGCCTATACGAGCTGTACCTGGCCGGCGAGCTTCCCATGAAGAAGAACTGGGATGGGCTGCACACCCACGACAAGGCCGTGCGGGGTGCAGCATGAATCCAGAATTCCACACCGAAACGCACCGCGTCGCGCGCAAGCGTCACACCTGCACCGAATGCCGGGGCTACATCGAGCCAGGCGACCGCTATGAGTTCGTTACCGGCCTTTGGGAAGGCGACGTGTCGACCTACAAGACATGCGCACACTGCGAGGCTGCGCGTGACTTCTACGTCAACGATCTAAATTCGACTGAGTTCCGCGATGCCGAATTCGGCGCCTACTGCTACAGCGAGGTCCGCTGCGATCTGGAGGAGGCGGCGAGTAATATTCCACCGGGGACCGGACTGAAGTTCAGTGCATACCGGCATGTCGTGGGTATGCGGCGGCGTGGTGCTGCAGCCAGGGCGGAGCGCGCAGCATGAGCATGGAACTGATGGTCAAGGCCATGAAGACCAAGGTCGGCAACCCGCTGCGCAAGCTGGTGCTCATCAAGCTGGCCGACAACGCGAGCGACCAGGGCGAGTGCTGGCCGTCGTACCAGCACATCGCCGATCAGTGCGAGATCGACCGCAGCACCGTTCGCAAGCACATCAAGCACTTGGAAGCTCAAGGCTTGGTGCGCATCGAGAACCGTGAAGGGCCGAAGGGCAACTCCACCAATCTGTACTACCTGACCCTGCGCAACCCTGTAGGCCAAAACAGCACCCCTGTAGGCCCAGAAAGCACAGGTGTAGGCCCACAGCCTACAGGGGGTGTAGGCCCAGAAAGCACCAGAACCAGTCACTCTTTTGAACCAGTCATTGAATCAGTAGAGCAGACGGTCGCTGCCGCTCCCTTGGCGAAGAAGAAGGCGCCGAAGTTCGATCCGATTACTGCCAAGCCATCCAACGTAACCGAACAGGCCTGGGCCGACTGGTGCCAGCACCGCCGAGAGATCCGTAAGCCGCTAACTAAGACCTCCTGCGAGCGCCAGGCCGCCCAGTTGGCCAAGCACCACGCACCGGACGCCGTGATCAACCAGTCCATCAGCAACGGCTGGACCGGCCTGTTCCCGGAGAAGGTGCTGCCTGGTGCGCAGCAGGGCCAGCGCCGCAACGGCCCTGATTTCAACGACACCAGCTGGGCTGATGACCTGGGGGGCTTATGAGCGCACAACCGAAACTGCGCAGCGTGACGCAGATCATGGCCAAGGCCGGCAACCTGCCTGCCGAGGCGCACGCCCCGGCCAAGCAGCTGGACCCTGGCACCACCGAAGTGGTCAACGCCCTGTTCAAGGAGCTACAGGCCATCTTCCCAGCGTGGAAGCAGGCCTGGCCGGACGACGACGCGCTGAAGGCCGCCAAACGCAGCTGGATCAAGTCCTTCGTCGCCGCCGGTATCAACACCCTCGAGCAGATCAAGTTCGGCATCCAGAAGTGCCGGGTGCTGGGCACCGACTTCGCCCCGAGCAGCGGCAAGTTCATCAAGCTGTGCCAGCCGACGCCGGAAGAGATGGGCATTCCGCCGCTTGCGAGGGCCCTGGCAGAGGCGCTGGAGAACTTCCACCCCAGCAGGGCAGGGTCACGCGTTTGGACGCACGCAGCGGTGCGCCACGCGGCCCTGCAGTGCGAGGCGCAGAACCTCGGGTCGATGGAGGTGGAGCGGGCCGAGAAGGTCTTTGCCCGGGCCTACGACATCACCATTCGCATGCTAGTCGCCGGCGAGCCTCTGGGCGATATCGCCACCGGCATCGGCCACGACAGCCAGAAGAGCGCTGCGCAGCTGGCTGACGAGTACGCCGCTCAACGTCAGGTGCGCCTGCTGGAAGTCCAGCAAATTCCCAGTGGTGCCGCCGTCTGCCGTGCCCACCTGCTGGCCAAGTTGAATATCAAGCGCGCCGGGCAGCCGGCCGGGGAGGGGTTGTGAGCAAGCCTGACAACCAAGTGAATGAGCTCCACCTTCGAGAGCCGCAGCCAGGCGACTTCTGGCACGAACGGTTTTGCCCGTATCACATCGTCTTGGCAGTGACGCCTGACGGGGTCGTGATAACCGACAAAACGAAGCCCGACGGATCCTCGCATTACACCTTCGATCTCGACGCGGCCAAGGAGATCACCCACGAAGAACACGCCATGGTCGTGCGTTATTCATCCGGCAATGGCTTTGCCGCCGACGTGGTCCCAGCGCGAGCGGCTGGATCGGTTAGGGAGTGGAAAGCGGCAGGAAGCAAATACATCCCCATAGCCGAGCAGCAGGCCGCGCCGCATGCAGGAGAAGCACTGATGGACACCAACAAGATGCGCGAAATGCGCGAAGCCTTCGAGCGCACCAACTCTCGCGACCATCGCCGCCATCCACCAAAGGGCAACAACTACATCGACTCGATGGCTCAGGCCGACTGGGAGTCGTTCCAAAAGGGTTGGCAGGCCTCCCGCGAGGCCGTGGTGGTGGAGATGCCGCGAGACATAGACCAGTTCGCCGATGACGATCCTGGGCGCCGGGCATTCTCCCTGCACACCAACACCGCATACCGTGAATGCCGTCGCGCCATCGAGGCCCAAGGCCTGAAGGTGGCGCCATGAGGCGCTATCACTGGATTGAGACTCCGCAGACCATCGAATACTGCGTGATGCACTGCGTGGAGGATGCGCCGGGTTGCGCCCATCACTTCCAGTATCAGCTTTCGACCAAGGGAAGAGTTTTCACCGTCAAGCAGATATCGGCAGCGTTGCAACGCCTGAAAAAAGATGGGCTGGTCAGCAACAAAGGTTCGTTTTGGCAGATGCCGGAGGTGACCCCATGAAGCGCGTATGGACCGTAATCGTAGGCCCCAAGGCCTTCCAGATGGTGCTGATGGAGCAGAGCTTGGATCAAGCCGGCGCGCTGCGTGAGGCGCAGTTGATCTGGCCTGAGTGTGAGGTGGCGTGATGACCGACAAGATCAGCGTCAACAGCACCACCAAGCTCTCCGAGGCCATCAGCAAGCTGACCAGCATGTTCCGCGACAAGAAGTTCGTGGTGGTCAGCCTGCGCCCAGGCAAGGACCGCACCCTGGACCAGAACGCGCTGTGGTTTGCGTTCTACAAGCGCATCGCGGAGATGACCCAGATCGGCGACGCGGCGGACGCCCGGCGCTACTGCAAGCTGCACATCGGCGTGCAGATCCTGCTGAACGAAGACCCCGAGTTCCAGCAGGCGTGGTACCGGGTCATGCGCCACCTGCCGTACGAGGAGAAGCTGGCGATGATGGGCGAATGCAAGCTGTTCGGCCCGGACGGTTTCCCGGTGACCAGCCTGTTCAACCGCGCCCAGGGCGTGGCCTACACCGACCGCATCCTGGCCGAGTTCACGGCCAGGGGTGTGTTCTTTGGTGATTTGGTGGGCGAGGTGGCGGCATGAGCCACAACTTCAAACCGGGCGACTTGGCGCTTATCGTCAATTCAGCTGCACCTGAAAACATTGGCAAGACCGTCCGGCTCGTCGAGTTCATTGCCGCCCATGGCACTCCTTTCATTCGCGAGGGGGTGAGATTCAGTCCTCGGGAGATGGCTACCTGGATCGTGGAGACTCCCGACGGTTCCAAGACCCTCGTTGGTGGCTACATCCAGCGGACCATCATGGTCAGCTCTGGTCCGTGCAGGCAGAAATGGCTCATGCCTCTAGGTGGCGACTTCGAGCCTCATCAGCAGAAAGCCAAGGAGGCCGAGCCATGCGCGTAGCCGAGATCAAGCTGAAGAAGTGCAAGGCGCCAGGCTGCGGCCAGCGCTTCAAGCCCATGCTTTCGACGCAGAAGGTATGCAGCCCCGCCTGCGCCCTGTCCATGGCCAAAGACCCGAAACTCCAGAAGGTCGCGGCCAAGGCCATCACCAAGCAGAAGCGCCAGGACCTCCAGGAGCGCCGTGAGAAGCTG